CACTTAATCCAGAAAAATCCTCGATAAGTCCTAGCAATTGAATAGTCTTAGTTTCTCCAGCTAGTCCTGACTCTGTCGTGAAGCCGATGAAGCCGGTTCTACTAGCATTCGTGTTATCTAGCGCGTAGACTCTACCTGCTATTCTACCGGTATCCGCAGGGCTTCCCTGAGAGACGTAAACTGGAGTTCTAGCAGACATAGATTCGCCAAATATCGCATCTAAAGTTAATTCTGCATCTCCTCCACCGCCGCCAGAACCTACTCCAAGCTGTACGATGTTAGATTGAGGTATATCGTTGATCACTGATGGGCCCATCTGCACAGCTACTTGGCCCAGCTTAATTCCTTTTCCAAATTTTGCTCTAGGAGCAGTATCTTTCGTAGATCCATCAGACAGAGCAGGAATTACTGATATCTGTAGAGCAATTCTGTTGTCAGAGCCCACTAGCGCTGCGACAGCTTGTACCGAATACCATCTCCACTGTCCAGAAGATATAGTTGCTGGAGTGAAATTGATCCCTAGTACTGTGGTACCATCAGACTCGTAGATGGTTCCAGTATCAAAATCGATCTCTGCTCCGTTAAAATTTATCAGTATGTTCTTGATCTGCTGCGACAGAGTAGTGTCGTCAGTCTTAGTTTTATCTGCTCCAGTAACGATAACTCTTTTCTTGTTTACCGGATGCTCTCTTAACTGCATAGAAGCAAAATACTTATCTATAGTGGTAAGCGCTTTCTGCACGTCGTCGTCAGCTGTAGAGAGAGTACCGTTGAACGCTACCGGCTGCGTATAGATAGCAGAAGCAGGATGGTCTTGATCAAGCAGTCCAGCTAATGCTCCGTGGTCAGATATGATGAAGGCAGGTATCGCAGTATCAATAGCTTGACGAAGATCTCTGACATCTCTGAGAGCTGCGGAGACTGCGTTAGTGTATACACTACTGGTCTCGAAGATAAGTCGGTAGATGACCTTCATCTCTGCTGATGGTAGATCTCCGAAAGATATTGACTCGTAAGTGTTGTTTGTTCGAGCATCATCTATAGTGGAGTCTACTCTTTGACCTAAGATAGCAATGATAGGCTCGTTGATGTTGTTAGTAGCAAACAACCACATAGCAACAAAGTTGCCGTTGCTAGGTGCTTCTGTGATGGTCCATCCACCTGAGTTCTGGTTGTAGCCTAGTCGATTAGTGACCTTGTGCGCGGGAAAATTCGTAGCAGACAGCTTTCTCCACTCGTTAGTGCCGCTTCTGTAGTAGATGGGAATCTTTGCGATAGGATCAAGCTCTTGCTGGAACGGCAAAGACGGAGTAGCACTATGAGAGATAGCGTGTCTTAAGTCTTCGTCGAATATGACACCGTTAGAGATGCTTAGTTGCGCGTCTGCAGCTGCGTGTCCTGTGCCAGTAGTAGTAAAACTACCGATAGTTAAGCCGCCGGCTAACCTAGTACCAACAGTGTTATGTAAGTACCTGTGAGTGACACCGTCCATAGTGAGACCATGGCGCTCTTCACCTATCATGATGCCGGCAGCATCACTGACGCTCCAGTACACGTTTGCTACGTAAGCTTTAGACAGGATGATATCAGGAGTAAACGTAGTACTAAAAGTGGGAGTCTCATTGTCGAAGTAAAAATGATACAGACCAGTAGTGTTAGGAATGGCTGGGAAAGTTACAGGTCCGATCTTTCTAAACAGTTTACCGTTGATGTAGTAGTCAAACTGACTACCAACTGGAGTAATAGTGAGCTGGCGAGTAGAGTTGTTGAAGCTCAGTGTCGCTTCTGTGGTAGTCTTAAATCCGGAAGGTTCGTTCTGCAGCAACGTCTTATCCAGCTTCTTCCATCCTTCTGCGCTAGCATACTGCCATAGGCCACGCAGGTTAGTGGTAGAGTTTTGGACAGATACTAAAGCACCTTCAGATGGTGTACTGCCTCCCCTGAAGAGGCTTAGCAAAAGCCAGCCTGAGCTTGTAGCTGCGTATATTCCAGGATTAGATGTTAAGTTAGTGAACAATACTTTATCAGCGACAGAGATACTAACTCCGTCGATGCTAGAGAGAGGTGCTGGTAGAGTGGTGAGCGCTATGTCGATTGCCTTAACGTCGATTATCTCGTAGGACATCTGTAGCGGCTTAGAGTCACCATGTTTAAGTTTCATCGAGTTTGTGCCCACTATCACAGCGTCGTTAACTCTACGAGCCACTATCACTCTGTCAGAGTTGGGCAATAAGGTATCTATGCTAGATGCTACGTTGACGGTTAAGCTAGTTGCTGCACCCGGAGTTCTCAGTATATCTACATAAGCTACTGCGTTAGCCGATAGAGTGACTGATCCAGCAGTAATAGTGTTTCTGTTCTCGCTTAAACCAGGGATCTGTATGTATGCGTCATCTGACCAAGTTAATGTCTCACCAACTAGGTTCCAACTCCAGTCTCCACCCTTCACCATCTTGAGGTTGAGATTCTGCTGAACTACGTCATCTAGATATGTGACGACAGGAACTGGGTTGCCTGGTGGTACATAGAATCCGTCCCAAAGCCAAACGTCGTTAGTTCCTAACCTGACAGCTAAGATTAGTATGTTCTCGTCGATGGGAACATCCACTATGTTAGCGACTGGTACCGCTGTTAGGTTAGCGTACGAGAACACGGTGTTACGGTTGATCTCGATGTACGCTACTTGATTAGCTTCCAGCGAGAGAGTGCCTGTAAGGTATACAGTCCCGTAAGGGAAATCTGATCCAGGCATCAAGATATCTAAGCGCGCTGGCGGAGTTGTAGGAGTAAAGCTGATGTTCTGGCTTGTACCGCTTGTAGTGTTTGTTACAGATTTGTAGTTAGAGGGCAAGAACTTGATAGTTTTGTCTTGTGCCTTGTCTGCCATCATCGCTGTTAGCTTAGCGATCCTAGCAGTTAAGTTCTCGTTTACGGTACTGTTGTAGTTGGCCATCCCATCAAGAGTGTTATATGGGATTGGTACTGTGTACTCTGGCGTGTTAGAGGTCAGAGAAGACATACCAGTGTACTGGCGGATGATCTCTGTATCTGTTCCGCCGATCACGACGTTCTCACCTTGCAAGATCTGCGTCACAGAGCCTTGTCTTCTAACGATGACCTTAGCTAGCGTTGCAGTACCTGAAGTTTCAGTAGCATACGATGAGGAGATAGGAATGTTAAAGGTTGTTGCGCTTAAGACGTTGATGAGATAAGAGCCGTTGTAGCTTGTTGTTCCGCTGATATGGATCGTCTCGTTAGAGTTGAAGCCGTGACTTGCAGATTCAAGCTGTAAGCCGTACGCTGTCGATCGAGTAGCGGTTGTGACAGTGGCGTAGAATCCGTTTAAGCTAGATTCGTCTGTGTACGGACCACCAGACACATTTATATAAAATACCGTAGATGACTCTACTTCGACCTTGAACGTACCGTTAAAGTTCACAGAGCCGCTTATTGTGATACGATCGCCATCTGTTAGTCCATGCGCAGTAGTAGAAGTTACTTTAGCTGTCGATCCGTCATGGTCTGTAATATTTAAGGTGAGAGAGGTACTTACTATACTATTGATGTTCTGAATAGTGTCGCTTCGCATCGCGAGCCAGTGGAAGTTTCCGCCGATGTTGCTGATAGCGATGTTGTTTCGGTTGCTCACCACTACGTCAGAGCCTAAGTATACACCTTTGTCGTATCGACCTTTCTCGTTGCCCGTAGTGCCAAGATACGCAGCACTAAGTCTAATAGATCTAGCTCCAGCTGGAGTAGTGACTGATCCACCAAGATTTATCGCGTCGTAGAATTCCTCAACTCGTAGAAATTTATCGTTGCTGTCGTTGATCTTTTTGACGTAGTCGCCTTTTGATAAGTTAGCGAACAAGCCTATTGCGCCGCCTATAGTGTTTATGTAGTTTTGACCGTTGATCCACGACACTTGCTCGTCGTTAGCGTTGAACGGCTGCTGACGAACCATCGGTAGATACATAACTTGTTCGTCGTTTAGTGTTTTATTACTGCTACGAACAATGTATGTTCTTTGGTCGCTTGCGATCTTAATGTGAAAATCTTCTGTCCAGGTTAATAGACCAGGAGTAGTTCCGTTGTGTATCCATTTACCCTTAGATTTAAAGGCCGTAGCGTTTGCGTCGATGAAGCCGGAAATCAAACTGTAGGTCGAAGTGTCTTCGTACCAGTAGATTGTTCCACCAAGCTCGCGAAGCTTGGTCATGATAGCATCCATCCACTCCTTCAGAGTAAAGATGTTCTTATCTGCGCCTTGAAACGGGTTAACTCCACCAGCCAACATCTTGATCGGCGGCTCTGATCTCTGAAACGACGGGTTTGGAAGATTGCGCCACTGATACTGATTAAAAGGATTTGGAGAGATTCCGCCAGATCCTAACCTGAACATTAAGTCGCGCGCGTCTTCGATCGCTGTGATAACAACGGGACCAACAGTGACTTTAGCAACTGGAATAGTATTAGCAGGGAAAGATCCAGTAGAAACATGTACTTCAACCTTAAGTACAGATTGAGTGTTTACGTCTTGAGTAAATTCACCACCTACACCACCGTCTTTATCTGGATCCCAGAAAGCGCGAGTATCTATAGATGAGTTAAAAGTGTTAAAAGTTAAGTAGACATAGTTGACTGTATTTTTTCTAAGTTCAGGAACTAACGGTTCAGCTTGTGGATGACCCTCTTGTAAGCCATGAAAGAAAGATCCAGCGTTTGAGCCTGGATAAAATACAACTGAATCAGCCACTCTGATAGAGCAACTTTGAGTACCGATAGCATTTAAAGGATCAATTACGTCAAAGCCTTTTAATATGTATGGCTTAGAATCACCGATGATGCCCTTGAGAAGATATTTAAAATCACCAGCAGTATAAGAGTCTATACTTAAAAGATCTGGTAAATCTAATCTCTCTGCAGAACTAATTAACAAACGACCAAGTACTGCCACTAATGTCTCCTATGATCTAAATTATACTATAAAAACTCTTAGCCCGGATCAATACCAGAACTATAAACATCTAATGTAGCATATAATTGCTCTGGGAATCTAATCAAGAAGTTAACAAAAATACCGGCACTTTTAACCGAACGAATTAGCTCTTGAAGAACAACTCTAGCCTCTGAGGGGTCTGTGATGTACGCTGGATATTCGGCAGCTTTGCCGCTCATCTGATGAGGTCCCTTTTTATTTATTGCAATAACAGGGGACCCAGAGATATGGGTATTTTTAAAAGTATAGCTAGGGTCTATAGCTATCGTAGTGTCAGTTGGCTTATATAGGTACCTAACTGGACCTTCTTGGTTGTTTTTACCGTAGTTAAAAATTAAGAAGCCGCCATCTTTTGATAAATTATTTGATCCTACATTCAGTAGACGTACAATCTTACCTGCCTGTATATCATCCTGAATTTCAGCTTTTTTGGAAGAAAGAACAAAAGCCACTGCTTGGTCCCAGATATACGAACCAGTAATCCTACTGACTTCGTTAAATATCGCGTCAATCACTATAACCTTAGATCCAGAATTAGATAATCCAATCCTCTCAACTCTAGATTCTCCTAAAACTGTCGCAGAGCCGTTAGTGTCGATCTGCTTGTACGTAAAAGTATTTCCGCTAGCTGTAAGGATCTTAAAAGATCCATTCCAATTTCCGGGACCACCGGTCGTATTTGATATGATGACAGTTTCACCTACTTTATATCCGTGATTTGAAGATGTCACGGCCGTCACTACATTGCTCAATCTAGTGAGCGATGTTAACGTAAACTCATTTAGACTTGCGACTGTAGGAATATCAGGTGTGATTCCGGTGAGCTGGTTTCCAAGAAACTTAACCTGAGCTCCTGTAGCCGACGCAGTAGCTGGAAAAGATATGTTAGCTATATTGCCAGATATAGATGTCACTCTTGCGTAAGGTGGAACTCCATCCATCTTAACTTGTTGACCAATAGCTAAACCTACGACAGAGTCTAAATTAGTAATCTGCGGGACACCTTCGATTATGTCGCCTGTAGTGTGAAGCGCAACCCTAGAAGCATATTTGTATTTTTGTAGCCCATACTCTAAGCGACCATTTTGTTTTCTAGAAATAACTATGTTTTCAGATGTGGTCAGTAGTCTAGTTACAATCTCTTCAACAGGCTCTAAATAAAAGCTGCCAGATTCAGGAAACTGGAAAGCATCAGTAACTGTCAAGCTAGTATCTGAGTCTCTGCTAGACATCTGCGAAAAAACCCCATTAATATGAATAGATCCTTTTAAAGATCTTTTCACAACAGGCGGCGATGTTGGCATCTCTACTGTTATTTCGCCCGGCGACGTTTCCCACGTCATTGCTCTTCTTGGGTTTAAGAACGCGACATACTTTTTTGACTCTATAAACTTAACTTGATCAGAGTTAGTTTGCGTAAAAACACCAGTGGTACCAAACAGGTTAGTGAAGGTAATACTGTTGTTAACTAAATCTACCTCTTTGATAACAAAAGAGCCCTCATTTCCAGGAATATCGATGATCATTATGTTCCCTGTTGTAATTTTATCGATGCCTGGAGAAGCTCCGCCTGTGTATTGAAAGGTAACTTGATCACCTACTTTTGTAACTGTCCATTGCGTATTAGAACCGTTACCAGCATTAAAGATAAAACCGTTAAATCTAATAGCTACATTTGCTCGTCCACCTACTATCTTAATAGATCCTTTTGAGCCCACAGTTTTCGTAAACAGCCTAATAAATGTATTCTTAGTGATGCTGTCATAGTAGGCTGTGGCGTAACAATACTTGGATTGCCTGTTGATCGTGCTTACAATTTCATTTGCTGTTGCTGCGTTGATGTTAGTGAAATCGTTAGAAGTAAAAACAATTCTATCTTTAAACTGCTCATCTATCAAGAACTCTAATTCCCAGCCATCTTTTAAATCAAATGGACTGAAGTTTTGAGATGTTATAAAAGCAGTAGTAGATTCTTTAAAGAAAAAGATATCTAGCAGCTGATCTATGATAAGTTTTACTTGTTTAGGTTGGTACGACAAA